CGTTCTGGGTGAGGTTCAGCACGGCGGTCTTGATGTTCCCGCCGAGATACCACGCGAAGGCCGCGGACTTGATAGTACCCACGGTCCGATCCACACGGTCGCCGTTCCGCAGCATGTCCTTGACGTACTGCGAGGTGTAGCTCCACTCCTGCGAGTGGGCCTTTGCATTGATTTTGCCGAGGGCTTCGGCAAAATCTTTGGAGGATTCCATCTTGGTAAGCCAGCCGGTAAGCCCGCTCTTGTAGTCGTAGAGCACCCGGAAGAGGTCGTCCTTCTCGAAGCCGGGTATGTTCTTCCGTCCGATGGCATGGGAGCCCCACCCCGACGACTTCATCACGTCGGCCACGGATTCGTGCAGCACCTCGGCAATCCGATCCGCCTGCTCCTTGTCGGAAACTTTGGACAAAGCCGCCTTGATCACCTGCTCCATCGCCTCAGGGTCAAGGACACGCCCGAAAGCCTCGTCGGGAAGCTTCGTGTTTTCGTCGAGGTCAAAGACGGTGTCGGGGTATTCCTTCTTCAACGCCTCAAGGCGGTTCTCAAAGTGTCGCCGGGCATACCGCCTGTGCAGCGCGTCGAAGTGTTCACGGTAGACGACCTCGCCCTTCTTGTCCTTCCCCTGAATGAAGTAATCCCCGTACCGATGGTGGGGGAAGTAGTTGTGGATGTGCCCAATCTGGGTACGGAACTCCTGAATGGCCACGTCTCCCATCTCGCTCATCCGGGCAAGACGGTTGTGGGCGCGCATGAGGTCGTTGTCGAGGCTCACCCGGATTTCGCGCATGGCCTTTTTCACGGCTTCGGACCCGGGCTGCCTGGAAAGCCATTTGTCGTAGCCCTCATACCATTCTGGATTGGCCTTGATGGTGGTGCGCCCGCTCTCCAGCTCTTCGTCCGTCAGGAACTTGTCGATGCCCTCAAGCTCGGCAATCTGCTTGCCGTCATTATCCCAGACCAGTTTTTTCAGCTCGTCCATGTCCTTGCCGGAAAGCTTGTTCTCTCCGAACAAAGAAGGGATTTCCTGAAGGCTGCGGGCGCGTTCCGCCGCCCGTTCATCCTGCCGCCTGACCTGACGGTCGTACACGGCCTTGAAGCCGGGGAACCGCTTCGCCACCCAGTGCGGCAACATGAAAATCCGCTGCATGAGCGTCACGTCGTCGGATTTTCCAAAGATGCTTCCAATCCACGGATCGTTCTTGGCAAGGTTCATGGCATCCTCGGCACTCATGCCGGTGATGTCCCGCAGGGAGGCCAACGGCTTGTCTTCTACCCGTCCCTGCTGTATATTTTCCTTACTGCTTTGCCCCCGTTGGCCTTGTAGGTTTCCCGTCTGGTCTTGAAAGGGATTCCGGTGCCCGGAAACGGGAATAGAGGGGGATTGCTCGCCAGTGGCGATCGAAGAGGGGGGTGCACTCTTCCAAAGCTGTTTACGCGTAGCCGCCGTAGGATAGCTTCTGTCCACGGGGTACGCGTTTTTTACTTTGTAGAAACTTCCATTTCTCTCAAGTTCGATGAAGCCGGCAGGACGAGAATCCGTCCCATTGTTTTTGAGCAACAGAAGCGACTTGCCTTCTCCTTCCCATATTTCATTGTATCCATTTACCAAGTCCCAAACAAACTCCTGAACGCTACCATACCCTGCGGCGCGGATTTCATCACCGTGGTTGGCCTCAATGTGCCGGAGTCCCTGTCCCCCTTCCATAGAATGTACTCCGCGCTCCAGCCGAATCGGAGCAGCTCTCAGCAAACGCATGTCCCTCAGGCGCGTCGCCGGGAATTGCGCAAAGTCCACGCTTCCATCCGGCAAGGTGACGAAGTCCGTCTTCTTTCCCGTATCCGGCGAGAAACGGGCATTGTTCGGGTCGCTCCGCTTCGACGCCATAGCCGGGACCATGCCGCCTTCGGCCATGCCTTCGGGCCTGCCCTCAAAGACATACCGATCCAGCGCGGACAACAGCCTGTCCACGTTCTCGTATTTCATGGAGCCCATGCGCCCAGTCACGGCATCCACCAGCGCATGCCACGCCCGCAGTACGGCCTCGACGACACGCCGCCAGTATGTCAGCTCTTGTCCGGACAGCTTGTATGCCGCCCGCTTTTCAGCGAGGTGCGCGACAACCTCCTCCATGACCAGCGCACGGCCCTCCGCATCGGAGCGGGGATCAACCCCATACTTGTTGGCGACGGACGCGATTTCCGCATTGCCCATGCCGCCCATGCCACGCCACAGCCGGTTGAGCACCTGCCGTTTTTCGTCCGTTCCCAAGAGCCCGTTCAGGCCATGATGCACCATATTCTCGTGCATCCATACTTCCGCCGCACGTGCCGTACCGCGCAGATTGTCCGCCACGAGGTATACCGTGCCGGAAGCGGGATCGTACACGCCCTCCAGACGCGACGACACCTCGCCGTAAAGCTGCTGGATATGCTCGGGAAGTTCCTCAAACGACTGAACCACCCGCGTATCGGCGGCGTTGGCCGCCCGTTTCCCCAGCGCATCCGCGACGGACTGCACCGCCGCCTTGCGCACGCGAAGGCGAGAGGCCGGCACCTCGTTCAGGAATTCGCCGGGCTTGACGGAAGCCATCGGCGCTTCTTCGGTATCCGGCTTCTTGGACGTTTCCGCCAGCTTTTGCTCGATCTCAAGCATCCGCTCACGGGCGTCTTCAAGCTCCTTCTTCTGCTCGAAGGGACGTTTCAGCTCTTCCTCAAGAGACGCTATCTGGGCCTTCGCGCCCTTGATCTTCGCCGCGTTCTCGGCGGCGCTTCCCGCGTACCGGGCCAGATCGTTCTTGAGACGCGTGAACAGGCCCGCAGCCCCGTTGAAGGGGCCTGACTCCTTGATGCCATGAGGCCCGGCAAGCTGATAGGACATGGCCACGCCCTTGGAAAGCTCCCCGCCCGCCTCGGCAACATGCGGAAGAACGGAAACCTCCGCCGATACCCCGTTGCCAAGCTCCACAGTCATTCCGGTGGCGTAATCACGCGGGTTCTTCACCTGCCACTGGGCATATTTCCTGATTCCGGAAAGCACCTTCTCGATACGCTTCAATCCGCCGTCCAGCCAAGCCGATACGTCCTTTGAAAGTTCCTTCCTGCCCTCAATTTCGCCGTCGGGGAAGTGCTCATTGACGAATGCGGTGACGGCTTCCGCGCTTTTCGTCCGCCCTTCAAGGAAGTCGAGACTGCTCTTCGCGCTCCGCAGGTTGTACCGCAGGGTTCCGAGACGGGATTCGTAGGCCGCGTTCAACGCCTCAAGCCTGCGGACCTCCACCTGTAGCTGCATCTTCTCTTTGGCAAGCGGATTGCCGGAGAAGGCCGCCATCATGTCTTCAAAGGTCGCCTGTGTCGCATCAAAGGGATTTTCGAATGACCGGGTGCCCACGTCGCCGCGAAGAAGCTGGTTGATGAACTTCTGCTTGCTGATAAGTTGCTGGAAGGTCACGGAGTCCAGCGTGTTTCTGGTCCCGTAGGTCAACACCTCCACCTCGGGGAACATGTTGCCCGGTCGCCGGATGCGCCCGTTGCGCTGCTCAAAGTCCATGGGGCGAGGCGGCGCATCAAGATGGTGCGCCGTGAGCAAACGCTCCTGCACGTTCACGCCGACGCCGAGTTTTTCCGTCGTCCCCATGAGCACGCGAACGTCACCACGGTTCACGGCATCGAACAGGCGTTTCCTCGCCTCGTCCGTCTTGAAGTCGTGGATGACGGCGATGTCTTCCTTGGGAACGCCTCTGGCGATCAGCTTGTCCCTGATGTCCTCGAACAGGTTGAACTTGCCGTCTCCGCTCTTGAAGTTGTCGCAGAACACGATCTGCGCTGCCTTGCTGTCGCGGTTGTCTTCCCAACGATCATAGATGTTTTCCACGGCTCTGTTGGCCTTGCTGACCGGCTCGTCCGGCAGGGAAGAATCGACGAGCCGCAGGTCGATGGCCGCCTTTTTCGCCTTGCCGTAGATTTGCAGCGGCACGCTGCGATTTTTCGGATCGGACTTCTCCTTACCCGACAGCCTGTCCCACTCGGCTCGCTCCTGCCGCAACGCTTCAATATAGTTGGACAGCGACTCCGAACGCTCCACGGCCACCTCGTGAATCCTCCCTTCCTTCAGCTTGGGAAGCCCCTTGATGTAGTCGAGGTCTTCCGTCAGGGCCACGTCCGCGCCGGAACGCCAGAGCGTGAGCAGCTCCGGGCCGTTCACAAACTTGTTGAAGCGTTCCACCTGTTTGAACTCGCCGGTCGCCGTTTCCTCCAGATCGATGCTGGTGTCGGCAAAGGCACTGGCAAAGTCGTCGAACTGCTCCACCCCAAACTCTTTCAAAAGGTCGGGGCGCGTGTAGCGGAACATGGTCCACATTTCCGTCAGGGTATTCGAGATAGGCGTGCCCGTGGCGAGGACCACGTTCTTGCCGCCGGTCTTCGCCTGCACATGCCGGGCCTTCATGAGCATCTGCATGGAACGCTGCGAAGAATCCCGGTCGAGCCCCTTCACGTTGTCCATCTTGGTGTAGAAGCTTCCGCGCTTGTAGACGTGGGCCTCGTCGATGATCAGCGCGTCCACGCCGAGCTGTTCGAAATAGATGTTCTCGTCCTTCTTCGTGTTCGACAACGCCTCAAGACGATTCTTCAGCTTTTCAATCTTCTTGCGGATTTGTTTGACCGTCCGGCTCTCCGACGATTTCTTCTTGTCGATGTCGTCGACTTCAAAATCATTCCTGAGCGAATCCTTATACTCCTCGATCTGCGTCTCGATGAAACGGGCTTCGTTCTCCGGATCAATGGAAATGGAATTGAAGAAGCCGTGCGGCGTGACCACGGCGTCCCAGTCGCCGCTGGCAATCTGGGCCAGAAGACGCTGGCGATTCTTCGCGTTGCGCTGCTTTTCCGTCGGCGCAAGGATAGTCGCGCGCGGGTACAGCGTCTTAAAGGTGGCCGCGAACTGCGACAGGGTGGACGCCTGAACGACAATCCACGGCTTTTTCGCCGTCCCGAGACGCCGCATTTCCATCGCCAGCGTAATCTGCAACATGGTCTTGCCGGAACCGACGCCGTGCGCGAGCAAGGTGGATTCCTGCAACCCTCGGACAACGCCTATCTTCTGGTTCTCCCGCAACTCGATGGCGTGGGAAGCGCCGGGAAAATGCTTGATGTCGGGGGCCGTGAACTTGCGTGGGACGAATCCGTTGAACCTGTCGTTATACTCGTCCTCGACGAGCTTTCCGGCGGCGTCTTCCTTTTTCAGCCACGACTGGAATTCGTTCTGAATGGAGCGCTGCTTTTCCTGCGCCGCCAGCGTCTTTTCGGTGTTCTTCACACGGGACGGCTTCCCGTCCGCACCGTATGTTTCATCATAGATTTCGGTTCGTTTCAGGTTCAGGCTGTCGCTGATCAGGTCAATGACCGACGCACCGTCCACTCCCCAACGGTTCCGCGCTTCCGGCGTGCCGCCGTAGGCTTCAACGTGCCACTGCGTCGAACCGTCTTCGCCTTCAAGTCGCGCCTTCTCAACGGATGCGCTGGAAAAGCCGAGATGCTTCACAAACGCCTCGTAGACCTTGGCGGGAACCCACGACGAGCCGATGCGGGCGTGGATGGCGTCGATGCCGATACGTTCCGGCTGGACCTTCCGCAGCGCCTCCACGTTTTTCTCGTAGGCCGGATTGTCCTCTCGGCCTGCTTCCGCCATTTCCAGCTTCTTGCGGACATTGCCGGAAAGGTATATGTCGTCCGGTTCGATAAGCCCCGTTTCCGGATTCTCGAAGATGGTTTCCGTCTTGAGGAGTTCGGCACGGGTTGCCTCCGGGCTCATGCCGAGGAGATTCCCGATATACCCGACGTCGATCCCCGTCCTGAAGATACGGCTGATCTTGATGGCGTCCTGAATGTTTTCGGCGGATGTCGGTTCCTTGAAAGGAAATATCGTGCGCTTGGTGAAGATGTCGGCCTTGGCCACCCGCTTCTCATCGACCTGATACGGTTCCCCCTTACGCTTCCCGCTCTTGTACGTCTTGGTGACGGGCACACTGACGAGGCGCTCGATGGCCGCGACCGTGGGAAATTCGATGTCGTCCTCAAGGAATCCGTTTCCGTCCTTGTTGATCGGGCCGTAGTCCTTCACGTAGGCATCATAGGCACTATTCAGCGCGTCCCGGAGCTTGCCGATCCCGGCGTCGTCCGCATCGCTGTTCATCGCATTGATGAGGTCAAAAACCGATTTCTTGACGCCGACGTAGCTTGCCGCCTGCCGTACCTTCTTCGGCTTGTCGGCCCACTCGGGCTTAACCAACGCCCCGTCGGAAACGGTGAACAGGCCGCCGTCCTTCTCGACAAGCGCCCCTTCCCGCATCCCGACATCCGCGATCCGCTCTTCCCGTTCGACGGGAACCGCTCGCCCCTCGCCGAATACGTTTGCCGGAAGCGCATCAAGAGCCTTTTTCAACCCGTCCTCTATGCTCTCCCCGTCCTTCGGCTTGAGGGTGTACTCGTTCTCCCCGTACATGGACCCCTGCAAGGAATGCTCGCCGAGCACCATCTCGGGATGCTGCACGAAGTATTCGTTGACGACCGCCGGGCCGTCCGGCGTCTCGACGTTTTCCACGTTGCGGAAGGCATTGGATACTGGAGAAAGGCCGGAATCCTTCTTGCGGAAAATCAGGATGTCGGTCGTCACCTGCGTCCCGGCGTTCTTCTCGAAGGCCGTACCGGGAAGCCTGACCGCCGCCACAAGATCGGCCTTCCTGCCCCATTCCTCACGAATCGAGGCCCCGCTCACGCTGTCCATCGTGAAGTGAGACGTGATCTCCATGACCAGCCCGCCGGGGCGCGCCGCGTCGATGGAGCGGGAAATGAAATAGTTGTGGATGGACTGCCTGGCGTACTGTGGGCGCTTTTTGTCCGTAACCCGAAAATTGCCGAAGGGAACATTGGAAATCACAAGGTCGAGGGTGTTGTCCCCCACGCGCTTCGCGTTCTCGAACCCCGTCACCTGAATGTCGGCATCCGGATAGAGCTTGCCGAGAATCCCCCCGGTGAGCGTATCCAGTTCAACGCCGACGAGACTGGAACGGCCGGAAAGGCTTTCAGGCATGAGGCCGAAGAAAAGCCCGGTACCCGCCGACGGTTCAAGCACCCGCCCACCACGGAACCCGAGCTTTTCCGCCATGCCCCACATGGCGCCGACGACCTTGCGGTCGGTATAGTGCGCGTTGAGCGTGGACTTTTCGGCGGCGTCCCATTCCTGAGCGGTCATCATGCCGCCGAGATCGGGATGCAGCGCCGTCCCGTAATTTTTCTTCCACCGCGCGTAATCCGAACGCTTCTTGTCGTCGGCATAACGCAACGCCGGAGGGAGCCCCCCGTCAAACCGCTTTTCATACTGCGCGGCGTAAGCGTACTCGGTGTTAAACACTTCCTGAGCGAGAGAACCCCATCCGGTGAACTGTGCGAGACGCTTCTTTTCCTCCGGCGTCGCGTCCCGCTTTTCCTCGTTCAGCTTCTTAAGGAGACGCACAGCCTCGATGTTGGCCTTGGCGCGAGTGACGTTTCCGCCGGGCACCAGTACGTCATCGGGGCCTACATGGTGATTTCGACTATTCTTCCGTCCTCGCCCTCCGTCGGCGGAAAGTTTTCCGGCTCGTCCGCCCAATCCAGAATCTCTTCCCTCAGCTCCTCCGGCATCTCGGCGTCCAGATCGATCATGTCCGACGGGCACAGCGCCGTCTCGATCATTTCCTCCTTCGCGTCCTCCGGCGTGTCGTCCATCTCGCGGTGAATCTGCGTCATGACGCACACCATTCTGTCGAGGTGATCCAGAAGTCCCTTGTGCCCCGGCGTCTCCCACAGCTCCATTACCAGCTCCGGATCGTTGTCCAGAAGCCATATGAGACGCATCTTCCACCACGGGGAGTTCTGCGGGTCCATTACCGCCACGGTCATCGGTTTCGCCATGTTCGCCCTCCTGCATTTTCTTGGATTCTACCACGGGAGACGTTGCCCCGGAAAGCGTTCTGTCCGTATTTTCCCGCTGCTGCCTCCATGCGTTCTTCTCCGCCCACCGCCCCATCATGGTATCGATATGGCCCCGGATCGCGTCAAAATCCTTCACCCATGCTGCGGGCAGGGGATCCGCACGGAATGCGGCCGTCACCCTGTCCAACAGATCGCGGACAAGTTGGGCCACCCGCGCGAACAGGCTTGGCCGCTCATCGGCCATCTTCGCCCAGAACGATTCTTCGG